GTTTGGCGATTGATCAGATCGCACAATCCGGGCTGAGTTCCCTCAATGTGATCTATTATTCTGCGCAGCTATTTAGGTCTTCAATGAATTTCCCCACCTGGGGCGATTTCATAAAATCTGCCACGGCATTATTGAAAGCGTCCGACAAATGCGCCAGGGGGCCAGATAGGGGCAGCAGACCACTGATAAACGTGTTTTCAATCTGCGTACCGCTGCGCCGCAACTGCAATTCGAAATTCTGCCATGAACGCAGTGTTTGGTCACTCAGCGACAAAGATTTCCGGTCCGCGTCCGCCTTTTTAACCATGGCGTCAATTTCTGATTCGCTCATGTTTTTAAAGCGGATCAGGTCGTCCATGCTGAAAAAGTTAAGCAGTCCGTTTGCCTCAGCGCCCTGTTGCGTGCTGCCGGCGCTGATAAATTTCTGCCGGGACGCTTTGATCATCGGCCCCATCAGCGACATGGGGTCCTGACCGGTAGGATTGATGCCTAACGCGCTGAACGCCCAGCGTTTGGTTAGATCATATTGCGCGTCGCGAATGGCTCCCAGCGTTGACCCGGGGTCACGCACGGCTTTGGAATAGTCGATCGCCGCGGCGTTCAATTCGCCTGCCGATATACCCAACCCTTGGGACGTTAGCCGGGTGTTGGCCGCGCTCAGCGCCATGCGGTTGATGCCGAACAGGCCACCGGCACCGGTCAGCCCAGAAATGATGCCAACCAGACCCGACCATTTCAGCAACGATAACGTGGCGTCTTTGATATGCCCGGCGATATCTTTAGACGCTTTGGCGCCCGTGGATAGCCAACTGCTGCCCTTCTTGGATTCCTGAGTAAATTTTTCCTGTTGCTGTCGGCTGCGTTCAACCTGGTCAGCCCCGGCCTTGTGCTGGCCGGCGAGATCTTTCGCGGCCGCCGTTGCTTGTTGCACGCCTTTAACGGAATAGTTAACCGCCTGCGTCCAAGTCTTGGCGGCCTCTTTCCCTGCCGCATCGAATCCCCCAGCCGCGGCGGCGGTACCCTCTCCCACCTTCGCCCAGGCGTCCGGCATGGCATCCAGAGCCTGTTTGTATTTATCGAACTGCTCTTTGAACGCCTTGAACTTGCCATCGTTAACGTCAATATCAATAATGGATTTTGCCATCGGGCGTCCTCGCAATCAGATAGCGCTGGCGGAATTGCTGCGCATCCCGGTGTTCCTGGCCGTGCTGCAAAATGAAATCCCGGAATCCCTCAACGGATAGCCACTCTAGGATGGAATGACAGACAGTGTTTCCGTCTCGCCAGTATTGGCGGCCGGCGTCAATGTCGGCAATGAACTGGCGAATTCCGTACAGTTCGATGAGGTAATTTGCACATCCCAGAGAGAGGACATCGATTCCAGTGTTGGGAGGATCAGCGTCTTCCTGTGCACGGCAGAGACACAGATAAAAAAAACGATTTGTCCCTCGATATCGTAATAATCGTCATCCGATATCAGTTTTTGCGCCAGCGCCGCTTCAAGGGGCACGGATTTCCACCCAGATTTGGTGGGGGCGATAACGTTGGTCAGGCGATGGATTTCACCCATCAGGCCGTTACCCACCCCCTCATCGCCGTCCCAATCGCCAATTTTCATGGCGGTCTGTTTCAGCATGAGGGAGGCCACTTTGGGACCGCTCAATACATTGAGGCCCTCGGCATAGATGCCGGCAAATGTCTTTGATAGCGTCAAAAAATAACGTTCATATACCTCGCGTCCTATAGGCATGGAATGAACGTAAACGGGCTTTCCTTCGCCGTCGGTAATGGGAATAACCAGGTTTAATGCGCGATCAATTTTCAATTTCAGCTCCACATATCATTGTTGATAACGTACGTTCCGCCGATAGTGATAGCGAAATCATTGTTCGTTCCGTTGAACGTCAATTGGGCTACACTCACAATGGCGCAGTTAATCAGTGAATAGGCATCCATCACGGTCGAGTCAGGGGTCACAGTGATATCGCCCAACGTGGTATCCGATTCCATTTTCGATTTATAGCTGTTCGCCAGCGCCTGTGATTTGTTCAGATGAATGGTTATCGTGGCCGCCATGTACGGTTCGGGCGACGGGGTACGGCCGGTCAGGTTATCAATAAACGTGGTGGCGTTCCCCTCAAGGGCAATGGAGATCCCCTCCTTACCCAGATAGGAGGCGGTAACGTTCAACTCGGGGTAATCGGTGATCGCCACCGTGCCTTTGACGCGGTTTAAAAATCCCTGCGAAATTAGCGGGTTTCCAGATGGCATAACGTCCTCTCATTAACCAACAAAGTTGGTTACGTTCAGATTAAAAATAATGGACTCGAACCCGCGCAACGGGGTGATCACGGCGGACAAACCGGAATATTTACCATCCTCATAATCCGAGGGATTCAGCGCAGAATAGCTGCTGAATGGCACCGCATTGACCACGTATTTCCCCACATAATCACCCTCATTGAAATTCGCGATAAAATCGTCCTGAGATAATGTGGTAGAAATGAGCGAGCCCAGAATAAGGCCGTAAGACGCGCCGTTAGTGAGTGTCTTTTTCGCCCGATTTTGCAGCCTGTTAATACCCAATTGATCGTAAAACAGCGGATTGGTCGAGCTGTTAGAACCGTTGATAATTTCGTTGGACAAATCCAGATTGATGTTGATGATGGCCCATGCCACGGTATACCAATAATTGAACGGATTCCCGTCCAGCATATGGCCCCAGACCAGCATCAGGTTAGATAACCCGCCCTCGGCCGCCGTCGAAACATAGTTGATGTTTCCCGTCTTGAGCGACGATAACAGCGACGAATTGCCAAATGTCGGATAGGCGGTAACCCCGTACAGGAACGAAAAACAGAGCGGCGAAACCAGATTGCTGGACGACGGATTGTAATTGAGCGTGACATAGAATACCGCTGCCAGGCTGTATTCCGTATCGGGAATATCCGGCGCCTCGATCATGGCGAACACACTCGATAGCGTAGCCCGCGCAGACCAATCAGACCAGTTCGACATCGAGCAAGTGACAAAAAATTTCACCAGGGCAGTGGGTGAGGTGTAATTCGCCACCATGGTTTTAAAGGTGGACTCGTCTGCCCATTCCCGCGGCACCAGATAGGAGAAAAATATCCCTGGGTTGGTGGTAATGAACGACGCCAGCGCCGTTACGCCCTGCTCCGGACTGCCCTCGCCCAGTTCCAAAACATAGACCGAGGCGTTAGAGCCCTGCGCCCAAAACGTGGTGTTCATGGCGGTCAAAGTAGCGACGTCAGTGTCCGTCAGAACGCCGGAGGTGGTCATGGCGCCAGGGTTAGTTGCCAGCGCATACGTCAAAGTGCTGGCGCCCGTAACGGTGCATTCGAACGTGCCGTTATATCCCGTCGGGACCGCGCCGCTGATGGTCAATTCCAGTACGTCACCGGTGGTAAAGCCGTGCGGCGAGGTGGTGGTGACCGTTACAACGGATGACGCCCACGCGAGGGTAGTGATCGCCTTGCTGCCGGCGAGAATGGCGGTTAAATCGCTGGATTGAGTTAACAGGGAGTAGGTTCCCTGCGCGAGTATCGTACCGCCCTGCGAGATAAACGCTCCGGTGCGCAACAATTTGCTGGGCGCGGCCGGGTTCGTAATCGACACATTTAATGTAACGATATCAGTGCTCATCGTTGCCCCTTAGAGATAGCTGACGCTGACGGTCTGGCCGGTGCCCGGAATGATGGTGATGCCAGTGGCACACGGCCAATCAATGATGATTTGCCCCACGGTGTTTGGGATCACTGCAATGAGGTTGGCGGCGGCAGCATTGGCGGCCACGTTGGTATCGTAGGCGTTACCTGCGGCAGAACCTGCTACCAGCACATTGACGCGCACCAGGCGCCCCGCCGTCGCTTTAACAACGGTACTGGCTGCAATGTTGTAATGTGGCGTATCGCCGCCGGCGGAGGACTTCAGAGCGCCATAGGCGTCTACCCGTAGCGGTGTACCGACATTGGCAGCATTAAGGGCTGGATTAATTAACATGGGATTTTGCGGCACAGTATTTTCCTCATTCTGGATAGACGTTTGCCACGGCATTCAGTATTAATCGCCGGGCGATATCCCTGATCCGTGTCTGGTAATAGTTAATGCGAAATTCGATGGTCTTTTTCATCGCGATGATTTTCAGCTCTGATTGAGTGCGTTTTTCATCGCGAGGTATGGGGATGTTCATGATGCCCATGGCGGCATCGGCGCTGAGCGTGTATTCCTGGACGTAGCGCAGGAAATCCAGCACGTCATCGTTGCGCAAGCCGTAAATCGTCACCCTGACCGTTTCAGACACCAGTTGCCATTGGCTACTATCATGGTCGATATACGGCGTTGCCTGCAGCGGCTCCATGGATTCGACAGGAATTTCTACCGTCGCATAGGGAGGATCCAGGTTCGCATCGCTCAGAAACGAGGGAAAAACCGGCATGAATTTATCGAGCGACAGCCATATAGGCAGGCTATTGGAAACCACGACACTCGTTAAATTGAGGTCCTCTGGACGGTCTATAATCTGGCTTTCCATGGCCGGATAAATGGCGAACCCGCGGTAATGGTAAATGCCAGCCTCGGCAAACAATGGCGCCCGTTGGGAAAACGCAAACCTGACACCATCATGCACGCCGATATACATTACCCGCGTACCGATCTCGTTAAACGGGTCAATATCGGACTCGGCGGTAAAGATCATCGTGTTACGGTCGTAGGTCTCATCCTCGTTTTGCATCGTCTCAGTGGCGTAATGAAACGAACCATCGACATCGACCGTAACGGGGCCGTTCAAATACCGCGGCGGCGTTTGTTTGACGCGGGCGATTAACTGGCTGGAATCGTACATCGTGGTATTCGTTGGAATAATCCCGGCGTTTACCCAAAAAACAAACCCATCCAGTGGCAGCACAAACCGGACATATTTGGTAAACGTGACCGTTTCAGAGCGGGAAATCGCCTGTATCCCAGCTTTCAGGGCTGAGTTTAGGGGGGACGGACTATCAAATGCCTCATTTGCATTTGCCATTATCTATCCTCCATCCATGCCAACATACTGGATTGATATAAACCGGTATCTATAAACGATGGCCGACGTTCACCGCGGGAGATTTTGAGGCGATGATTCACGCCCTTCAGCGCCGCCTCGGTCGGGATGCCGTCACGGCCGGCGAGTTCCTCGTTGTCCAAAAACTTCACAAACAGATCGTGAATTTTCCCCTCTGCGGTCCCGAATGGATTGGCGTTCGGCGGCGCGCCGGCCAGGAGGTTTTCCAACGCGCCCGCCGCGGAGTCCGCCAACGCATCGGCAATTTCCTGCTGATGCATACCGAAAAACAGTTCCATGATTTTGTATTTGTCTTCCAGGATGGTCGCGACATCCCCGGTCGTGACCAGCATGGCATGCGGATCGCGTTTTTTCGTCCGTTTGGCTTTTCCGCCTTTCCGTGTTTTTTTGGGGCCATCCGGGGGAGTCGTCACATAGGGAACATCCGCAACACCCAGATGCAATTTCATGTCAGACCCCACAACGTGCCGTAGTCCTGGGCGATCGCGAGGTATTCTCTCCCCCAGGGCGTTTTGATGTTCTGCAGGTCCATCAGCGTCAAATTCGACAGACTATCCGGAACGGATATTGACTGGCTGGTTGATTGGTCGCTAGAGCCATTAATCACGCCGGGAGTAAAATCCAATATGTCCTGCTCTTGTCGGTAGGCGACAAAAAACGCTCCTGGCGCATAATTCATTAGGCGGTCGCCGGCAAGGTTATATACCGCAATGGCATATAGTTCGCACGAAATCAGCGCAATGTTCTGGTTGACGGTATTCATTGCCAGTCGAAACGCCATAGCAATAACCGGCGCATCGTCAGCCAGAATGGTATCGTCGATGCCCATCACGTCCCGGATGAACGCCAAAAAACCGGAAATCGTCGGCATATAGCCCCCTGATTAACGTTTGCGGGAACGGCCCCGGCCACGCGCAACAGACGCCTGTTCGTCCAAGGAAATCAGCTCAGCCATCAGCGGGGCATCATCGTTTTTACGAGCCTCTTCGACCACTTCCAATTCGGCGCCGCCGGCATAACCTGGAACGGTTTCCGCCAGGGTGCGATCCATGGCAATAGCAGCGGCTTTGCGACTTTCGGCGCCGCGGGCAATCAACACCTGATCGTTGTTGTGGGCGGCGTTAATGATGCTGTCGATATTGATAGGTTTATCGAATTGATAGCACAGCCCGACAAATGCCCGAGAACGCGGGATATCACCAACCGGGATCAGCCCGTAGCGGACGTGTTGGGAGATAATGCGATTGAGCGCCTCGGCTGTCGCTTCTTTGTAGACCTGAATTTGACCGCCGACGGGAATACGCTGATAGACGATTTTGTCCGAATCGGGGGACCGATACGTAAAATCGACGTTCTTTTTCGAGCAATTGGCAATAAATAATTTCGTCATGGTTTCTTCCCAAATAAAAACAGGCCCACATAGGGGCCTGTCGAGGTTTTACGGTTATCGTTATTAGGAATACTGCATATTGATGATGGTGATCGACTCGGGCCGAACAGCCCAACCTGAGGTTGACCGCAGTTCGGACAAAACGTCGATGGCGCCGCCGGCGATCGGGGTCGGTATTTCACGCGGGGCCGCCATGTCGCACAACATCATCGCACACGCCTCCAGCCCGGGGGACAGTTTGGCGAATTCATTGGTATTGATTTGACCACCTACCGGTTTTTTAACCTCCGGCATGTTGATGATCACCGCGTCGGTACCATTGGCGCCCTGGCCGATCAACGTATCGTCATACGTCCAGTCGATGGTATCTCCATTCAGCTCCAGGATATCTTTAACCACGCCTGAGGTAGTCGCAGAACCTGCGCCGTCACGTTGGAATTGGGTCAATTGGACAATACCCTGATACTCGAACGCGCCCAGGGTGCGTTGTGGCCCCAGAATGTTGATGCGCGCCGGCGTGCCCATCTGCAACGTGCGCGTTTTCAGCGCCTGGATTTGAGTGAGCAGGAATATTGCCATCTGGCCGTTATCGTAGGTCACGACGGTATCATTCCCGTTGCTGTCCGTCGGGAGATTGACCTCAGTCGCCCCGTTGGTATTCAGCAACCCCTCACCATTAACCGGATTAAACCCGGTCAGCAGCGCAGTACGCATCTGTTGGAAAATGCCCTGGCGCATACCGAGCCGCTGAGCCTCCGGCAACGCCACACCCCAATTACCAGCCGCTGCGGTGTCGTGATGGTCGTAGATGGCCCGCGCACGCAGCATGTACGTTGCGGTGCTTTTCATTGACGCATCGATAGCAACAGACGGCAACTGATTGGCATTGGCGACTTGGCTGCCGGCGACCTGGGTGCGGATATCAAGTTTTTTGATATACACATACAGATCACCCTCACCCAGACGCACCAATGGGTTTCGGCTGGCAAGAGTGTTGAATGCCCCGGACGCCTGCTGGTACTGCAAAATGATTTCCGGCATCACGTAACTGGGGTGTACCAGCTCGTAGCTCGGTGTAATGGCTGCCATAATTTACCTCGCGTTAAATGAGAATGACCGCAGCGTTACCGGCTACGTTCCAGTTGGCGAAATTGTTGATCGAATCGTACGTCACCACCTTGCTGTTGCCACCGTTCACGGACAGAACACGGACAGGCAATTGCGCACTGGCGGCAGTTACCGTTCCGGGGGTGGTTTCGGCGCCGGGATTGGTCGCCAAAATATAGGTGAACGTAGTGGTACCGGTTACGGTGACCTGATAGGTCCCGTTATAGCCGGCCGGCACTGCGCCGGTGATATTTACATACGCACCGTTGCTCAGGCCATGCGCTGCGGCAGTGGTGACAGTAGCTACGCCAGTCGCCCAGGTAATAGACGAAATCGTTACGGTGGACGCCACCGTCTGATAGGGGATCAGTTGCTGATTGGTTAAATCCCAGCCTACGGCGAAATTAGTAGCGGAATTCGGAGCGGCGGCCACTAACGCAGCACTACAGGCCACTGCCAGACGTTGCCGGCTACCCAGGCGATGGTAGGAAACGCTCATCCCGCCCGCCATCATCGGTACATTGGATTGCGGCGTGGTGATGCCGTTATGAGCCTGGTTGAAGACCGAGAAACCAGCCAATGCGGCGAAACTGGCCGCGCGGCCGACAACCGGACCGAGCGGATTTTGCCCGTCGGCGGGAATACGTTCAAAAATACCCACGCCGCCCCACATCGGCAGCGTTTCGGCAGTCGATAAAATACCGGCGGCCAGGGAGTAGCGTGTTTCAGGGTCGTCAAAAACCATGCCCTGCATCAGCCCGTTGGACTGAACGGAAAACGATCCCGCCGCGTTGGTTGTCAAAATGGGGTTCATACCCGGAGCATTTGCCATTTTCAGGTCCTTTATTTGTTAATCATCGCCACGCGGCGGACGGGTTGCTGGAACGGTGCCCAGGTACTGGCGGGGTCACCAGCAAAGGTGCTGATTTGCCGCCCGGTTGCATCAGGGCGACGAATTTCACGCAACACCCCTGCGGCCACATCAGCAGGATTCATTGCCGCGGCCTGGGCATCGGCATAAATGGCGTTTTCAACGATGCCAAATAACGCCGAATCATTGATGGCGGACAGGTTGATGTCCTTGTATTGCTGGCTGTGCGATTTATATTTCGCCGCCAGACGTTGGCGATATGCCAGGGAAGTTTCGCCGGATAACGGGGCGGGCGCTCGCTGGCCGAAATAGGACGCGACGCTGTCAGCCTTGGATTGTGCCTCGGCGAGTTCCTCGCGCTCACTGTCGCTCACTTCATGGGGAACGCGGGAGGCGAGTTCCGCCATATCCTGGCGAATTTTATCCGCGTCGGCCTTGCTGAGGTATTCCGGCGCACCGGCGGCATCGGCTTTTGCTTTATCGGCCTTCACTTTTTCTTCAGCTTCCTTTTTGGCTGTTTCATCAGCGTCAGCGCGAGATTTTTCCATGGAGTCCATGCGGGTGCATAACCCCTGGATCACGTCCATGATTTTATCAAGACGTGAATCCTCGCCGGCGGCAGCGTCCGCTTTAGCCTTTTCTTCGGCCTCTTTCTTTGCCGCTTCTTCGGCATCGGCCTTAGCTTTCAGTTCTTCTTCGGTCATTGTAACCGCTCCTGTCATATTTGATTCCACGCCGGACGGCGCGTTGCCTTTATCCCACACGCCCTGTTCACAGACTGCTAAATGGTCCAATGTACTGGGCTTGCCTTCGATTAATATTTCCGCGCCATCCGAAAACGTTAATATCGAATTTTCATCTATGTCCCGGAAAATAACGGCGGGGGACGTAGACATTTGTTCGTTGCGTAAAATAGTCGCTGCTGCGCTGTCATATATCCGCGCCACACACCAAACCTCATCGCCGCGAATAAATGGCAGCATGACCGAGCCAATAACCCGATCGGAGAATTCCTGGGAATTTAATGTTCTCCCCTTGGGATGCTCATAGATAACCGGCAGCCCATTACAGCGCGCCAAAAATTCAGGCGTGAGATAGTTCTCTGGGGGACGATAAACGAACTCATCCAGGGCGCGGCGGTATGCCGTTCCGGTCCCGGTAACGCGCATCAGAAACAGATTCAGGTTCCCGATTTGCTGCGGTGAGGGCAAATCCCCCGCCACCATTGCCTGGGCGACATCCAATTCGTTCATGCCGGCATTACGGACGATCCGACAAATTCCCGGATAGGTGTTTCTCGGCATATCCATCGGATCCGCCCAGACATATCCGGTGGACTCATCATTCAGCACAGGGGTGAATGGCTGGGCGATATCTGCGACGAATGTTACAAAACCATCGGTCAGAGCATAGGGCGACATAGGGTCAAGGTATTCGTAACCGAGTTCCTCGTTTATCTCCCGGCGTGCCGCAGATTCGGGTGTTTCCCCCTCCTCAATATGGCCGCCGGGGAACGCCCATTCACCAGGATGATCGCCATCCGGTCCCCGCTGGACCAATAGAACCCTCCCGCCAGATCGAAATAATATTCCAGCGGCATATGGTGCGGGCATAGTTATCTCCCTATCGCTGCCCGACCTTTTGCGGTGAGCATGTCATCAGGTAAATCGCGTAAATTGTAGAGGTAGGTGTAATAGCACCGACAATAAACCTCCTCACCGGGCTGTGTGATTTTATCGGTATATCCGGCGGGACCGACTTTCATCAGCCCTTTTGCAATCGCCCAATTTCCGCGAATCGTGTAAACCAGGGAATCGCGTTTTTTATGGGGGATGCGGTAGTCATAGCCGGGTTGGTGGTAGTGGGAATGCCAGATAGCCGCCAGGGCGCCCCCATTCGTCGCCAGGATGCCATTTAGCGACGATACGAATTTATGCCCCTGATCAATCGCTACACGCCGCTCTACAAACGGCAGTTGCGCCAAAGATTTGCGCAAATCCTCTTTGACGTCATTTTTATTGATGGCGAGGCTTCCGCCTTCCGGAATACTGGTAGCCCAACCACTGAACCGTTGAATGGTGCGATTAACCGCTGCCTGACGATTTAGTTTAATCAGGTCGGCCGAGGCCATGATGCGGCGGTCTAACTCAGCGCGTAATGTTGGCTGTACTCGCTGCAGGGTAAATCGGTCAATACCACGGTGATTTTTCAGGATACTGCGATTCTCAATCTGTTTCCGATAGACGGATATCATACTGCGGCGCAGCGTTTCATTCAGAACTCGCTCAGGAACCAATACCTCATTAGCCGCCTGACGAATTTTCGCTACCCATGCCTGCAATTCCGCATCAGAGCGATAACCGCGCCGGCTGAATTCGGCAATGGCCTGCGTGATGATCTCATAAAACGTCATGCGGCCGCCTTAGCCGGTTTGGTGCCGGGTAAATCCTCCTGTACATCGGGTTCATTACCCATTGCCGGCTGGGGTGGTTCATAATTCGCCATAGCCTCGGAATCCAATATCAGCGGCGTGGTGAACATCATTTTGTTGGCGTTCATATTGTCGCTGGCCCAATCCAAGAGAATGGCCTTGTTGTTGGGATCTGCCTTTTCGAGCAGGACCTCCAGCACCGAGATGATCGCCTTGAGTTTGACGTCCTCGACTTTGACCTTCTCGCTGTCCGGTTCAGTCAGTAACGACGGCCATTCCGCACTGAATGAATTTACCCAATCCATAAACGCGGTTTTGTACGGTACTTTTTTGTACTCAGGGAAATCCCGCTGAATGGTGGCGTAAAATTCAGGGGTCCAGGCGCGATACTGTACGATTTTGTCGAAAAAGGCATAGAGAGGGTCCATTTTTTTACGGACCGCATCCACATAGCGGGCGACCTTTTTCGCGTCCTCCGTTCCCTCGCCAAATCCCTCGGCGAACGTTTCACTGTTGAGGAATTGCGCTGGCATATCGGCTGCGGCGGCGATATTTTCCAGAATGTTATTGCGGGCAGTAATCACCGCTTTGTCGATGTTTTGCAGGTCAATGGCTGAGATTTCATCGCTATGACCAATCGACAGCACGTCGCCGTTTTTCGAGCGTTTCAGAATGGAGCGTTTAATGCCAAACGCTTTATCCATCATGTTGTTGACGATGCTCCCCGGCTGCTGGATTTTCGCAACAATGACGCCGGCTTTACGCGTCACCAGGTCATCGGTGATCATCGACTGGATAAACGATTTCAGCGGGAATAACGCACGCTGGAATACCGAGCGGCCAACAAAACCAAACGCCGAACTGGTATAGGCAATATAAATGGGCGACTCGTTCATGATGACGCAAGCGCGAGACGGATGATACGGAACGCCAGCGGCAGTGATGGCCGTCGCCAATTGGAAATCGGGCGCGTTCGGGTCTTGGTTCAGCACCAGACTACCGGCTGTATTCAGCGGATCCAACACGTTGAAATACAGTTCCAACTCCGGCAATTTAAAATTGTCGATAGCTGAATTAGTCCCGACGCCCTTCGCTCCGTAGACAATGGCCCCAGTCCCGTAGGTGCGGGACTGCCGCATAACATTGGCGATATGCTCATCGGCGCGAATGTTTTTCCACTCACACAAAAATGCCTCTTTGACGCGTTCCTCCGGCCCATTGGGAACGCTGATTTCTCTACCCTGGCTCTGTGCTACCGTAATCGGCCCGTCAACCATCTTGGCGCCCAGGGGGTGATAGAGGTATATCGTTTTGCACACCTGGTAGGACGGATCAGAGCCTGGCTCAATATCGTCCGACTCCAGCATCTGGGATAACGCCGTACCGCGCTCAGAGCCGATAATTTCCTGTTCTGCCATTACAATGCGTCTCCGTCACCAAATGCGAGTATCAGACCGTACATGTAGCAATCGAGCAGGTCATCCGCCCGTTTTGCGGCCAATTTGTCGCCCAGATGAAATGCTGAAACCTGTTTCGATAGGTGGTTAGCGGTCTGGTTTTTAAACACCGCCGTTTTTTCGAATGCGTGCCGGGAAATCTTGGCCTTTTCCAGGAAGTGATGTCCGGATGACATTACGCCGCGTTCATCCTTGCCTTTGCTGGTCAGCGCGGAATCAATGGCTATTACCGGCCAGCCGTTATTGCGGCCCTTCTGTAACAGGATGCTGCCCATGCTGGCGTCCTCAATAAACAGCCCCATGCTGCCGTTGCGGGCCTGACACTGAGTTGCCAATTCCTCCAGGCGCGTGAATACGCCGGGGAGGTAATTCTCCAGCAGGGCACCATCAATCTGCACCACATCCCAATCCAGAATGGTCAGACGGGGCGCGCCAAACGTATTCTCAAACGCAAAATAGATGATGCCGCTACCGTCGTGTTCAGAGCCGCCTTTAACTGCCGTGTCCATGACGGCAAACACACCACCACAATTTGCCGGGTATTCAACGGGCAACCCATCGACCAACCATTTACTGACGTCAAATAATGCGTCCTTGGACCAGTCGACGAACATTGCCAGGAATTCCTGACGGAACACACGCGGTTCGCAGCGCTTCTCTTCTTCGGCCAATTCCTCGGGCGGTACATAGGGATTTGCAGATGTCGGCGCGTAGTGCTCGAAAAATCCGTATTGCGGATCGTTGCAAATCGCGTAGAAAAAATTTTCCTCGTCGATACCGTTGGGCGTTGAAAATACCCAGGCACGACCGCGCCGGGTCAGCAACGTGGGTTTAATCGCCAGCGGCCATATCTTTTGCAGCATTTCAGGCGATTTCGAAAATGCCGCTTCATCTATCAGGACAACGTCATATTCACGCCCACGACCCGCCAGGGGGTTATCGTTGGTAACCCAAAAGTCAATTTTCCCGCCGTTTTTGAGCAGAATGCGCTTTTCACTGCGCGACTGGCTTTTGATCAACGGATCGAGCGTCTCAGTCAGGTAATCGAATATTTCCTGATACTGGCGATACTCGGGGGTAAAAATCCCGACTCGACCCGCCGATAGAACGGGCTTGCCTTTAATCTCAAAACTGGATGTGCTGTAGCATACGGCAATAATGCCCAGCATCTGGGTTTTACCCCAGCGTCGGCCACAGCGAACGACGTTATTACGGTGGTTTAATCCCTCATCCCAAACCGCCTGTTCGCCGGCGTGCAGCTCAGGGAGATAAATGTCCAAAATTCTCCCCTTTTTAACATAATGACCGTTACGCGCCCCAGCGAAACGACACTCGCGCAGGGAATTGCCTCAACGGTCTATTTTCAGCAAACACTTAGCCAATACAGGGAAAAATTCACTGCATAAACACTGCATAAAGTGGAGATGTTTTTGCATACCAATAAATCATGACGAAACGCCTATTTATGGCTATTTCCTGCCGGGAACATTGAGCGAATTGTGAATGATGATTTGTTGGTTGCCATTATCACCATTGCGCAGATTTTCGGCCTCGATTTCCATTTTCTCAGTAGCGGCTATATTGCGCATGATGGTGGATTTTGTGTACTCCAACGACTCAATACGCGTGGTGTTCCGGTGCATGGCTTTCTCTGCGGCGCCAATATTCGCCATCAGTACCTTTTTCTGTTCGCCGTCAGCATCATCAAATTCCGTCGTCCATCGGCCGATATTTTCCGCAGCGGTTAGGTTACGAGCGCGCAACCAGAACAGTTCATCATCCAACCATAGCGCATTCGCGTCGTCGTTCGTTTCGTCGCTTATCAGCATGCGACGGGCATAGCCGCCATGCTTGAGCGCCACTTGATTGTTTGGGCGGAATGCGTTTACCGGAGGATCGCGCCGAGTTCCCCGAATCGGTTTCGTATCTGGGGAATCTGGCGAACGTGAGGGAGAGGCGCCCTTTTCATCTTTTCCAGATTCGACGCCCTTTTTACTGGTACGCATTTTTGCTTGCGTACTTTTTTGCGTACCGCTTTTGCGTACCTGCGTACCTGCGTACCAGATTGCGTACCGTTTTTTTTATTGCGTACCCATCCGAGTTTTGACGCTCGTTTGCGTATGGCTCCTTCCGTTACACCATGCTGAGAACCTATTTCACGGAGACTCATTTCTCCGGCCTGGTATGCCGATTCGATGGCCTCCCAGTCCGGTTTAGCCATAATATTTTCCCACTATAGAATGTAACCATTATCGAGCGCCCACTGATAGACGCTCTGTAATAATTACAACTTGGCAGCCAGTGTCTTTGCCAGATCAACCAGCTTTTCGAACTCTTCTTCAGCGTAATGCTCGTCGGCAACAATGATTGCCTTCAGCTTTGCCAGGATGGATTCGTGCTCAGCCACAGTGATAACCGGGGTGACGGATGAGGAGTTGCCCACAGAACCAACGGCAGCCAGAATCGGTGCGGCCGGAGCCGGCACAGCCACGAAGTACAGCGTATTGACGCTGGCGGTAGTGCCATCGGCCAAAGTGGCTACCAGGGTCGCAGGGCCTTCGGTCGAACTGACCAGACTGGCAGATGCCTGACCATTGGTATCAGTGGTGCCTTGTGCGGGCGAAACAGTACCGGCAGGCGCAGAGAAATTGACCAGAGCGCCGGGAACGGGCGCGCCATTCGCATCGGTTACAATGGCCTGTACGACATCAGCAGATACGCCGTCAGCGGGCTGGGAGTTGGTCAGGATGGAAAGAGTAATTTGGGACACGGTTTTTACCTCGGATGATTGCGATTCGGCCGCCGCGGGTGCGGGAACCGGAGTGAAATAAATGGCGTATAGCCATGCTACGAATCTTTTAATCATTTCTGCCTCTCGGCCTCGATTTGCCGGATGCCGGCGAGTTGCACGTTGCAGTTTTGCAGGTCGGTCAGTAGCGCCTCATCCCATTCCACCGCAGCGCCATAGGTTAACGGGTCACTTGGCGGCGCGCTGACTGGACACTGTTGCGTCAGACTGGCTGGTATCGGCGTCACCGGCGTTTTGACGTATTGCGTTGTAATGGTCGAGCAGGACATCAGCAGCGGCAGCAGGCACGGTAATAACGGCGCATGACTCAGTCTGGATAACCGTTTTGATAACGGTTTGCCGGTCCTGGCTGGTTGCGGTGTTTTTTGCCTGTTCATTGAGTGTTGCCCCGGCGATGGTGTTGAAGATGTTGACCAACTTTTCTTGGTTGGCGACTACCAGCGCAGCGCTTTTATTTTCCTGCGTCAGTGTGGCGTTCGTCGTGGCCTCGGCGGTGTATTTGCCGTAATAGTGAAATGCGGCCCAGGTCAGCACGCCAAACATCAGGACGAGGATCATCGTCACAACTACCGCGACTTTATTGACCATTTTTCGGATCCATCATGCAGACAGTGCGGTCTATCTCGCGCCGGTTAATCAGCCCGCGGTTGCGTTTGCCGTTGACCATTACCCACTGGCGCAGACCGTCGCATGCCGCTGTCATTTTCCCGGCATTGAGGTTGCGCAACAGAGAGGAATTTTTGAAAGCAGTAAGGCCAACGTTGTAGGCAAAGGAATACATGGATGCCCGCATATACTGGCCGATAGGAACCTTGATTGATGAATCGACCGTCTTTTTTACCGATGCCAGATCACGTTCCAGCAATACCCCGCATTCTGCGTCGGAATA